CAACCGTCGTCAGCCGGGACGGGATGGAGGCGATCGAGAGCGTTCTTCCGAGCTTGGTCAAGCCATTCATCGCGGGCGACGAGATGGTCCGGTTCGAGCCGACCGGTCCTGAGGATGAAGAACCCGCCAAGCAGGCCACGGAATATATCAATTACCTGTTCCAGAACCACAACGATGCGGTTCGGGTCACATACGATTTCACCAAGGACGGCCTGCTCTATCGGTTAGGGGTGGCGAAGGTCGTTTACGAGACCGTCGCAGACGAACAGCTTGAGACCTACACGGGGCTGGACGAGCTCCAGGTCCTGGCTCTTGAGGCCGATGACGAGCATGAGATCGTCGGGGACGTTGTCCAAGCTCCTGACGGGACGTTCGAAGTTCGCTGTTCACACAGCGTCGAGCGCCCGATGTTCAAGGTCTATGTCGTTGCTCCTGACGAGTTCCTGTTTGAATCCCGGCTAGCCTCCCTGGAAGAGGGCCGGTTCTTTGCTCATCGCGGAACCAAGCCGGTCGGTGACTGGATCGCAATGGGCCTGCCCAAGGCGAAAGTGCTAAAGCTCAAGTCCGGTGACAGGAACGACGCGGACGCAGATGACCGGTTCGAATATGAGGACCGCCGCGACGATAACGACAATGACGACGATCTCGCTAGGCTGGTGACGATCGACGAATGCTACATCCGCTGCGACTATGAGGGCACCGGCACGCTAGGCTGGCGCAAGGTGTTCATCGGAGCGAATGGCAATGACATTATTCTCAACGAGGAAGCCGACGATCATCCTTATTGTGCCTGGACCCCGATTCCGGTGCCTCACAAGCTGGTTGGCATGTCGCTTTACGATCTCGTTCGCGACCTTCAGATGCAGGGGACGGCCCTTCTTCGCGAGACGCTGAACGCGCTTTATCTCGCCAACCGCCCCCAGCGGGAAGTGGTTGAGGGACAGGTGAATTTCGAGGATCTGCTCAACCCAGAAGTCGGAGGCATCGTTCGGGTTAAGCAGGTCGGAATGGTCAGGGAAATTCAGACTGGCGGCGAGGGAGTTCTTCAACAGTCGCTGGCGATGATCGAGCAGATCGCCACCATCCGAGAGCAACGGACGGGGAGCACTCGTTACAACCAGGGCATGGACGCCAACTCCCTGAACAAGACAGCGACCGGCATTTCGATCATCCAGAACGCTTCGACCCAACGCCAGGAGCTGGTCGCGAGGCATTTGGCCGAGGGTATGAAGGCGATCTTCCGCAAGATGCTCGGGCTTGTCTGCCGGCATCTCGACAAGAAGCAGATCATCCGCCTTCGGGGCAAATGGGTCGACATGGACCCGTCCGAGTGGAAGGAAAGCTACGACATGAGCGTGTCTGTCGGGCTTGGCACCGGCAACCGCGAGCAGCAGGTTGGACAACTCACCAACCTTCTCAACATCGACCGGGAGATTATCGAGCTTCAGGGCAATGCGGATGGCCCCATCGTGACGATGGAGAATGTTTACGAGAAGCTGAAGCGCATGGTCGAGGCGATGGGCCTCAAGGGCATTGAGAATTACTACACCGACCCGGCCTCGCAGGAGCAGCAATCTCCACAGCAGCCTGATCCGATGGCCGAAGAGCAAGCTAAAGCGCAGGTTGAGATTGAAAAGGTGCGGATCAAGGCCGCCGCGGACGTTGAGATCGCCAAAATAAAGGCCGAAGCGGACCTGATGATTGCCGGATTGCGGGCACCGCCCGAACTCAACGCGGCAGACGAACAAGAAAGCGCTCCAGAAGCCGCTCAGGAGCCCCAGGAAGAGCAACCGCAAGAAGAGCCGATCCACGAGCCGTCATACGTCCTCGGCGCTCTCCACGGGGCTGCTGCGGCGTCACCGGATGAACCTCCGCCACAGGATATGGGCCAATGACCAATCCCCGAAAGGCAAAAATCAGGGTTTTAGAGGCTGAGCCGCCCGGTACTGATACAGTGGCGAAGTTGGAGGAAGCCTTGGAACGAGCCAAGAAAGGCGAGCTTTCCTCGGTGGCTTTTGCCGTTGTCTATCGAGACGGAACTTGCGGGCATGGGTGGTCCAAGGCACCCAGTCTATCCTGCTTGATTGGGGCTGTCGCGCGCCTCCAATACTCACTTACTGCGTGGGCCGAAGAATGACCGACGCAACCGCCCGCGCAGAGCACGCAAAACGGCTGATCGAGGACCCATTGCTGACCGAAGTCCTGGACGAAGTGGAAAAGGCCGCCATCACGGCGTGGCTGTCCACGGGCGCCGGAATGGAGACAGAACGAGAGTTTGCATACCAAGCTGCCAAGGCGGTCGGCCGCATCCGGCAGACGCTGAAGGGCGTCATCGACAACGGTTTGGTTGAAGCGAGGCGGGCTGTCCGCCCCTAACAAGGAAAAATCCACATGGATGAAGATACGGCGACCCCGGAAACGGGACCCGTTGACGCGCCTGCGTCACCGATGGACGAAGTTCTCTCGGAACTGGCGAAAGGCGAACCCAAAGCCGACGCAACCGAAGAGGTTGTCGCGGAACTGGTCAAGGAAACCGAGGACGAGGGACAACCGGACACGGACCCCGACGCCGAGGAAAGCGCGACCGACCCCACCGACGAAGCCGAGGAACCCGAGGAAGCTACCCAGGACGAGCAGGAAGAGACCCCTTCCGCCGACGATCCGACCTACAAGGTCAAGGTCAACGGCGAAGAGAAGGAGGTTCCACTTTCCGAGCTTCTGAATGGCTACAGCCGCACCGAGGACTACAAGGCCAAGACGATGGCGCTGGCCGACGAACGCCGCGAACTGGAAGCCAAGAAGGCGACCATCGAGGCGGACGTTCAGGTCCAGTATGCGAATGATCTGAAGCAAACGATCGACATGTTCGAAGCGCTTGATCCGGTGCTTTCGGAAGCCCGTCAAATCGACTGGGACCGTCTGAAGGCAGAGGACCCCGCCACGTTCGTTGAATACAGCGATGCCGTTACCCAGCGGCTGAAGCTGGTTGAGCAACACCGGGAGAAAATCAGGCAAATCGAAGAAGGCAGGACCAAGCAAGCGGAAGAGACCGCAAAGGCCGAGCGAGAGCAGCGCCTGAACACGGCGGCAAACAAGCTGGTCGAGACGATGCCGGAGCTGGCGGAGGGAGACAACTTCCAACGCTTCGCAACGGACAATATCGGCTATCTCCGCGAGCTGGGCTTCTCACAGGATGAGATCAGCGAGGCGATCGACGATCGTGCTCTGCTGCTCGCCGACAAGGCCCGCAAATGGGACGCTCTGCAAAGAGCAAAACAGGGCCTGCCAGGAAAGAAGGTCGTTCCCAAGTCGCAGGTCAAGCCATTGACCTCGGACGCTTCCGAATCATCGCGCTCCTCGCGGCGCCTGCCTCCGAAAAACAACCGGGATGCTCGCGTCAATTTCGTCATCGAAGAACTCATGAAGGAATAAGGCGATGGCCGTTCCAACCAATACACTTTTGACCTTTTCCGCCGTCGGCAACCGAGAGGATCTGCTCGACAAGATCACCAACATCAGCCCGACCGACGTTCCGTTTTCGAACGCGATCGGCAAGTCCAAGGCCAAGGGAACCTTCCACGAATGGCAGACTGAAACCCTGTCCGCTGCCGCGCAGAACGCGCAGCTTCAGGGCGACGACGTGTCGTTCGGGTCGGCGATCCTGACCACCCGCGTTGGCAACCGCACGCAGATCATGCGCAAGGAAGTCATCGTTTCGGGAACGCAGGAAGCCGTCGACAAGGCAGGCCGCAACTCCGAGCTCGTCCGCCAGATGGCGAACAAGCGCAAGGAACTGTATCGCGACCGCGAGTTCGTGTTCCTCTCAAACCAGGCCCCAGTCACGGGCAACTCGTCAACGGCGCCGCAGCTTCGCCCGGTTTGCGGTTGGATCACGACCAACGCCTCTCGCGGCGTAGGCGGTGCCAACGGCACGACTTCGGCGGCGGCAACCGACGGGACGCAGCGGACCTTCACGGAGGCGATGCTGGTCACGGCGATGCAGTCGGCATGGGGACAGGGCGGTTCGCCGTCGATGCTCCTTGCCGGACCGAAGCAGCGTGCGGTGGTCTCGACCTTCACCGGAGGCGGCACCAAGTTCCAGCAGATGAGCGCCGACAAGCTGTCGACGACCATCACGACCTATGTCGGGGACTTCGGGACCGTGAAGGTGACTGCTGACCGCTTCGTTCGCGGCGGTCAGACCACGGCCGATCGCGAGGTGTTCGTGCTCGATCCTGACCTCTGGGCAGAGGCGATCCTGCGTCCTGTCCAGGGCATCGACATTGCCAAGACGGGGGACTCAGAAAAAGGAGTCATCCTTCTGGAAAGCACGCTCGAATCGCTCCAGGAAGCTGGCAACGCGATCATCGCGGATCTGACGTAACGACTACGGGCGGGGGTGGCTTAGGCTGCCTCCGCCTTTTCTTCGGGCGGTGCAGGAAGCGGCATCCAGTGGGTCGCATCTACTGTAACGTCGCCGTTGAAAAATACGGGTTTGCCGCTTTCATCGTCCCAAGCGTGGTTGGCAACATACATGCTCCAACCCGTCCAGACGAGAATGTCCGGCCCGTAGTTTCCATTCTGGCCCAGCGGCGCAGTCTCGATTGGCTGCCAAGTCATCCCCGCTGACTAGCACAAACCCCCGGAGGCGTCATGGCGAAAATCCTCACTCGGGATGATGCCAACGGCGTCGTCGAGACATTCGAGTTCGATCCTGTCGAGCAGATGGTCGGCGTCCGCCACACGCAGGACGTTGAGCCGTTTCTAGATTACGTCGCAGCAGTGAACCAGGAGGGCGTCAACGAGGTCGAAGGCCTCGGTGTAATGGCCTATGATATTCCCGTTGGTGTCGCCATCCAGTGGGCACGCGAACGAGGCATCGCGAACTGGGAAGAACTGGCGTTCTCGAAGAAGTATGAGGACGAATGGCTGCGGCTCTGCAAGAGCCATCCTAAGTTCGCCTACCGTCCAGCCAAGAAGCTGCACCCATGCCGGTAATCGTCCCCTCCGGCAGCCCGACTTATAGTGACCTGGTTTCGGATCTCGAAGCCTATCTCAACCGAACCGACTTCACGACGCGCATCCCGCGCTTCATTCAGCTCACCGAAAACCGCCTGAACCGCTTGCTCGACGATCCCGATATGGAGGTCATCGCAACCGCGGTCACGGCAGGGCAGTATCTCGCGCTTCCCGACGATCTGGGCGAAATTCGCTCGATCAACGTGGGTGCGTACAGGCTGAAGCAGGCCACGGCGGCCGACTTTAGCGGTTTCCCGGCGATTTCAGGCATTCCCTCGACCTATGGAGTCTTTGACGGGCAACTGGCTTTCGCACCTATCCCGGCCACGGGTTCAGGGGTCACGATCCTCTACACTCGTCGAATCCCAGAGCTGAACGCTGGAAACCCGACGAACTGGCTCATCGAACGGGCTTATGACGTGTATCTCTACGGGTGCTTGTTGCAGGCGCATGTGTTCGGGTGGTTCGACGAGCGGATTCCGCTGTTCAAATCCGCCTATGACGAAGCGATCGACGAGCTGAGGATGGACGGGCAGAAGCGGAGGCTTGGAGCCGCTCCATTAGCTCCGAGACTGGGCCGAACGTGAAGCCTATCCCCTTGGGGGAATGGCTGCCCGATCAGCCTGCGTTTGACAATCCGGGACTCCTGACGGCCCAGAACGTCTATCCCGGAGCGAGAGGTTATCGGCCCGTAGGGCAGTTCGTCCAGACCGTTCCAGCGGGGGCCGATGCGTTCAAGGGAGGAGCAACCTTCACTGCCCCCAAGGGCGAGAACATCATCATCGCCGGGGATGCGACCGATCTCTACCGCGTTTCGTCCGGGGCATGGGCGTCGATTGCGACGGGTTATACGACTTCTGGCAGGTGGAGGTTCGCGCAGTTCGGCGGACTGGCGATCGCAACCAATGACGCCGATCCGATGCAAAAGATCGACCTTGAGACCAGTGAGGTTGCTCCTTTGGGGGGCGATCCGCC